CCGACAAACTGGCCGAGGTGCAAAAGCAAATCGATGCGCTGACACCGAAGTTCGACAACCTGAGCGACGTGCAAGACAAGCTGTCCGATGAGCTGGAAAACCGCCTGGCGCGCGCGATGGATGCGCCGACCGCCAGCGGCAAGACGCTGCGTGATGTGTTGACCGATCTGCAGAACGCCGGCCCCATTCGCTGGATGGATGAGGCCGTGGCGCAGATGGCGCAAAGCGAGGCGTCCTTTACCGCGCTGAGTGCCGAAGCCGACAAGCTGCGCCCGAAGCTGGAGAAAGAGCTGGCCGATGCGACCTACACGGCCGCCCAGCAGTTGGAGCAGCTGCGTGACAAAACCATTGCGGCGGCGTTGGCGGCCGGCAAGGCGCCGGAGGATATCGACAAACTGCGTGAAAGTCTGGAAAAGCTGATCAACCTGCAGAAGCAAACCGACCAGGCCAAAGAGAATAAGCGCAACGCTGACGCGGCTGCGCGTTCGGCCAAGTCGTCCGCTTCTGCCAATGAGACTTACGTCAAGGGGCTGGAGAAACAGGCCTTTGCCGTCGGCAAGACCAAATCGCAGGTCGCGGCTTACGAGCTGGCGGAAAAAGGCCTGTCCGGGGCGCTGAAAGCGCGGGCTGAGGCGGCACTGGCGGTTATCGCTGCCGGCGAACAGAAAGAGAAATCGGACGCCAACGCAACCAAAAATGCCCAGCTGCAGGCGCAATATCTGAAAGCCACCGGAGACGTGCTCGGCGGCGGCCTGGCGGAAGTGCGGGCCAACATCGCCGAGATGCGCAAGGAGTTCACCCAGACCGGCAACACCGAGGGGCTGGCTTGGCTGGACAAATTGCTGCCGGTGCAGGAAGCCAAGGTGCGCGCCGACGCGCTCAAAAAGAGCCTGGACGACCTGCAAACCTACCGCAGCCAGAAAGAAAGCAGCATCCAGGCGCAGGTGCAAGCGGGCCTCATCTCAGAACTGCAGGGCCGCCGGCAACTGGTCGCATTGCATCAGGAAGTCGGCAGCAAAATCACCGAGAGCCTGCCGCAGCTGCGTGAAATGGCGGCCTTGCCTGGCGAAGCCGGCGAGCAGATGCGTGACCTGCTGGCCAACCTGGAAAACGAGCTGATAACGCTGAAATCCACCACGGACGACCTGACGGCCGCGTTTAAAGACGGGCTGCAGGATGGCATGGAAAGCACGCTCAACGGGCTGGCCGATGGCACGCTAAACCTCAGTGATGCGGTGTTAAACCTGGCTAAATCGGTCGCCAATGCCATGGCGCAAGTTGCATCACGCAACCTGGCCGGCATGGCGATGGAAGGCCTTGGCAGCGTGACCGACAGCCTCAAGGGGCTGCTGGGTCTCGGGGCCAGTACGGCCGGCAGCGCCGCCGGCACCGCTGTTAATGCGGCCACCGATACCGCGACCGATGCCGCCGGTGCGACCACTTACGCGACGGCCATCACAACCGCCTCCACGGCGGGGGCCACCGCAATGGGCACCTCGATCACTGCCGGCAGCACGGCGCTGACGGGCGGGTTCACTACGGCGCTGACCACCGGCATCACGGCACTCACCACGGCGTTGACGACGGCATTTACGACCGGCGCGGCAACCCTGGCCTCGGCCATTGCGTCCGCCAGCGCCGCCGGCGGTGCGACTTCCGGTCTGGGTGCTGCTGCCAGCGTGGCGGCGGCGACCGGTGGCCAGATCACCGGCCCCGGCACCGGCACCTCCGACAGCATCGCGGCTCGCCTGTCCAACGGCGAGTTTGTCATGAAAACCGCCGCTGTCCAGCGCTATGGCGTGGACTTCATGCACGCGGTTAACCAGGGCCGCCTCGGCGCGTTCGCCGATGGCGGGCTGGTCTCCGACCCCGGTTTTAGCCGCGCGGCCGGGGTGAATCAATCCGTTAACCCTGATGCACCAGGTGCGCAAGGTGCCGGCGGCGGTACGACCAACCTGCAGCAGTACCTGGTGCTCGATCCAAACGAGATGCTGGACAGAGCCGTGAAAAGTGCGCCAGGTAACCGCGTCATGATGACCTGGGTCAAGTCCAATACTGCGACGCTCAAACAGTTGCTGGGGGGGAAATAATGGCCGTTCGTCTCCCATGGTTGATGGAGCCTGATTGGGCCGAAGGTGTCAGTGAAACCCTGTCCTGGAAAACGGACGTCCTGATCTCCCCGTCCGGGGCAGAACAGCGCATTGCCCGACGTCTGTCGCCGCGCCGGCTGTATGAGTTTACCGTGCTTGCCGGCAATGCCGACGCCCGCGCTTTGGAGACCCAGCTTTTTCATGCCGGCGGCGTCACCTGGGATATGCCAGTGTTTCCTGACGTTGCGGTTTTGTCGGCCCCCATCGCGGCCGGCAGCCAGGTTATCGCGGTGCCAGCGGCCGGCCGTGATTTTGTCGTGGGCGATAACCTGCTGCTTAAAGAGGGTTTCGGGATGTTGGCCAACCAGGCCGTCGCGCAGATCCAGAGCATCGATGCCGGCAGCGTCACCGTCACGGCCCCGTTAGGCGCGTGGCCAGCCGGCACATGGGTATATCCGCTACGGCCGGCCGTCTTTACCGATACGCCGGCAATCACCCGTCACAGTGACAGCCTGATGCGTCTGCAGCTGCGCTTTCGCCTGGCGGCACATAATCCGTTTGCGCCGGCGATGAATGCCGCTATCTATCGCGGGCATCCTGTGCTCGAACAAGACGCCGATTGGGTTGATGACCTGACGGCCGAGTATCAGCGCCAGCTCCTGGAGCTGGACAACGAAGTGGGCATTCCCTACCGCACCGACACCGCCGGCAGGGCTTTTATCATGCAGCAGCATGTGTGGTCTGAAATCGGTCGCCAGGCCCAGGCAAGGCTGCGCGGCCAGCTCTATTACCTGCGCGGTCGCCAGCGTGCGATTTGGGTTGCC